TCAGCAACTTGTTCACCAAAACGGTGAACGTCTATTCGTAACATCCATCGATATTTCCAACCGCTTTGGCAAGCAGCACAAGGACGTTCTACGCGCCATTGAAAACCTAGATTGCTCGCTAGAATTCGGACAGCGCAATTTTGCGCCGTCCTCCTACAACAACAGCCAGAACAAAGCACAGCCGATGTACGAGATCACCCGTGACGGCTTTACCTTCCTGTGCATGGGCTTCACCGGCCCACAAGCGGCGCTGTGGAAAGAGCGGTACATCACGGCGTTTAATGAGATGGAAATGGCGCTACGGGCAAGCCCTCCCGCCCATCGCCACGATCTTGATCTAGCCCGTGAGGTTGGCGCACTGCGTGACCAGCTTAACCAGCAAACTCAGCTCATCATTGGTCTGTTCGAACGAGTGGACAATTCCCGCCGGGGTCACATCCGCGCTTTGTCGCTTCTGAACAGCCACCGCGAACGGGAACAAAAACACCTCGCCAGCCTAGAAAAGGTTGAAGCACGGGAATCGATTCTGGAACTGGAAGCCGAAGGTGTCCCAAGAGCGGTGATTTCCCAGCGCACCGGCAGAACCTTGAACCACATCCGGCAGGTGATCTGGCAGCACAACCAGACTCATGGCGCTACACACGAAGGCCAAATGGCCTTGGGAGGTGTGTGATGAGCCAGATACCTGATTCTTTCTATGAGGCATCCCGCACGCTGCATTCCCTGAACAGCCTTACCCAAGCCATTCTGTCTTTTGCCGACCAGTTCGCAGACCCCGCCCACGCGCTGACCATCATCGGTGGGCTAGCAGATGCACAAGCTGGCACGGTGGCCAAGCTGACCGATTTAATCAACCAGGCAGAAGGCGACCTAATGTCCATAGGCGTGTCGCCATAGGTGCTGCGTGGGATAAAATTTACCGCAACTAGGAGAAGATGATGCCCAAAGGAAAACCAGCACTCAGCCCCGGCGAGAAAGCCAAAGAAAAACCGACATCACTTAAGGCTTCCATTGCTGCTTATTGCTATCACAACTGCGTTGGTGAAGAGCACAACAACTCTCATGCAACGAAGCATTACATTGGAAATTGCACCAGAGTTGATTGCCATCTTTGGCCCCATCGCCCTTGGCAAAATTCATCAGGCGGCAACACAAAGGAAATACGGATGGAGCGAATAGAAAAACAGGCTGAATCTAACAAGCGTTTGGCGCGTTAAAGCGGCGTTAATGTCTTGGATATTTACGCAGCCCTACATCGGTAGCTCATAACTGGCAAAAATATCGCCACGGCGCGATTGTGCAATTCTGACCCCGGACACGTTTAACACCGTTCCGGGGTTTATTTTTCCATCAGCCAAGCGTTTATCGATTCCAGCACTCTGGCCTTGTCTTCGGGGTACAGATCACCGGATGCGGTGACGGGTAGAAACGGACGGGCGGGGATGGTGACAGAATGGCCGCGCCCAGCTTTACCGCCAAACTGGTGAATTGCAGCACCATTCTTGAACATTCCAGCAAATCGGTTTGTGCCGACTTCAACCGCATTGGTACCAATTATCTGCCAGCGAATTGTGTCTTTAAGTTCACCTGTGTCAATCAACGGTTTTTTACCAGCCGCTAAGGTTTTGCCCTTTTTGGTAATCCCTTTTTTGCCATACCCACCTTTACTGGCAATATAGGATTCAATCGTAGCCAAGGCATTAGGTGCCCAAGGTTTCCCGTCAGGGCCTGTGCTGGTGCCAAATCGTAGCCTGGCGTGTTTCTGAATGTCTTCGCCAATTTCCTGCATCACGGGCCGCATGTCATTGATCTTCGCCGCCAGCTTACTAAGGCCACTTTTTACGTCTGCATCACGGACTTCAACGGTGAACATGGCTATACCCCGTGTTCTTCGGCCAGTAATACGCCAGTGCCGGTAATCCGGTATTTGTAGCCATCCTGCACCACGCTCTGCGTTTCTGTCAGCACATCCAGCGCAAAGGCAATATTGCCGTGGGCGTTCTTCAGATCGTGCCCACTCACCCAGCCATTCGTAGGTTTGGATTCACGGGCCATATACAAGGTTTTCAGAATATCAACCCGCTTTTGGGCGTTATCGTGCATGGCATTTCCTTTCAATGAGTTCTATACTGACCACTAGGCGGTTGTTTCCAATGGGAATGGTTAGATGCAGCTTGACTGCCCCTATGATCCGGTTCGAATCCGGCACCGCCTTACTTCACTAATTCAACGTATTGAGTCCCAACCTCGATATTTTTGGCTTCGATTACGCCACCAGTCCTCACAAAGTTAGATGTCAGGCGTGTTCGCTTTCCTGCCTGTTTGACCTTATCCCCGTAATTCACCCTGACCAGCACCTTACCAACCCCGTCAGGTAAATCGAAGGCATAGACCAGCGCCGTGTCATGGGTATCAAGGTATGGCGTGGCATCCGCTAAATAGCTTGGCAGTTGCTGCCATACGTCCAGCGGTAACGTGGCACCACGGGCATCTTTGGTTTGGCGTAGTGCGTGCAGCAATTCGGCATCCCGCAACCAAATGTCTGCCGTTTCCAGCGGTACGCCCCGAATCGCCAAATCCTTGACCGTTTCGGGTGCAACAACCCCAACTAAAGCAGCATTGCCAGCTGCCTGCATGGTTTCTGCCGTAGTAGCTACCATTGCAGAAACTGCCACCCCCATTTCACGAGCCATCACAGGCTGCAAAACTTCCCACATGGCCGCACCAATCGGGGCATCCAGTTTGATTAGCTTCTGGTCAATAAAGTCTTTGAGTGGCTTATGGACACTCGCACCGGGTGCGTAGTCAAACCCTTTATCAATACCGATGGGCGTACCCGATTTAGGATCAATCGTATTCCAGCCAACAGGGGGGTCACTTTTCCCGGTAATCTTTGCTTTTTCGTATTCTGATTTCCTAACAGCAAACACGGTGCAATGGCATCCCCAGCCATTTTTTGGCCGATGAGTCTTCCAGAAGGGATGGTCATACGGCAGGACTAGGCCATTCCAAGCCAAGTGCAACGGGCGCGGGTGCATCACACTGTCGTCGTGGATGTACTGCCAATAGGGGCGTGTTTTTAGAAACTCAGGATCCATGTGCTGGCGATAACGACCCGCCTCATAGCTCATGGCCATGTTGGTTTGATAGATGACTTTAGTACGCCATGCTTCACCAGCTGCTGTTCCTTCACCTGTCCAACCCGTCCAGCCATGCTTGGCAACAATGGCTTTGAAGTCCTTACGGAAGGCTTCAAGTCCGGTGCCTGATGCGATAGCTTTGTCGACTGCACCGCGCAGATCCGCAAGCAAGTCTGCCTTCATGGCACCAGCCACAATGAATGCACGGTCATGCGCGGCCAGCGTAATGTCGTTCCAGCGTTCAGTGGGGAGGTTCAGTTTCTGCCTGAAGAAATCAAGCTGCTCTTCAAACGGCGTACCAAAGCCGAATTTCACTTGGCTTCGTCCTGCACAGCAGCCATGCCCTTCAACTCGGCCAGCGCGAAGGCTGCAGCCATCAGCCGCGTTAATTCTTCGGTGTCCAAGCCACCATAAGCGTTAATCAGTGCGCTTTGCAGGCTGGCCATATCGGTCGACGTTTCCACCAGTTGCGTAATGAAGGTGATTAAGTCTTCTGCTTGTGGCTGGGCAGCGATGGCCAACTGGTCAGCCAAAGGCACATCTGGTGGGATTTGCTCTGATTGAGCGGACAGCGCCGCTAGACTGGCTTTGGGGTTGTCTGTTGGTGTTGCAGTCGTTGCAGGCTGTTGCGCCTTAACCTGCAACACAGGTTCATTACCTTGTCGAACCGGAATACGTAGCTTGTCATGTGCCCAACTGGCGGGGATTTCCATACCGATATTGACCAGTGCCGGCAGAGAATCAGCCATCAGCTTGATGTCTTCGGCTTCGCCCGTATCAAACACCATCCGGGGGCAACGACGCAGACCGTCGATGTTGCCACGGTTTAACGCGATCAGCGGATACAACAAGTCACGGGTGATCGTTCCGGCAATTTCACGGGCATCAGCGACAAGAATATCCCGGCGAACTTCAGCATGCAGCGCGGCATTTCCAGAACCCAAGCCGGTTGATTGAGCTTCTGCGCTCATCGTTTGCCCAAGGATGGCCTTTGAAATAGCGCGATCAGCCCAAGCGACCATTTCCAAGTGGGAAGATTTACTGCCACTAGAAGTGCACTCTTTGACTTCGATTTCCATCTCGGAAGGCATGATGGCGCGTGCATCGTGGCCAAGCGCGGTGACGGCACGCATCAGGCTAGCTTTTTCTTCGTCGCCGGCACTAGTGAAGTACTTGCCGATAATCATCGGCAAACCAAATGTTTCCAAGAACTCAGCAAAATCACCGACGGCGTATGCCTTATACAAGAAAGGCCATATCAAAACCCGGTGAATACCCATCCGGCTGAGGTATCCGGTTTTGGCCTTTCCGTGCGTGTGGAAGCACCAACCAAAACTGGCCAGCTTGGCACCATCCACCGTCATGTCACGTAAGCGAATCTCACGGCGATGCTGATCCAACTGGAACCATTCTTGTGGGCGCGGGTTAAACGATGGCAATAGTTCGCTACCTTCTTGGCGCCACTCCAATTCAGTGGCTGCAAACCCATGCCCAACACCATCCATTAACGCGAGAATAAGATCTTCAATGGGGACGACGGCATCGGTTAAGACTTCGGTAAGCCATTCCGCATGCGCCTTTTCTGCTGCAGTCGCGTTACGGGGTGGAACAATGTTCCAGTCCAGCCCAAGCAATCCCAATTTACGCTTGCCCAGCTCAGAAGCCAAATGAGCGTCCCGATCTTCCATGTCTGAAAAAAGACGGCTTTGTACGACTAGGTTACCGTTGTCGGCATCCCGCAAAGTTGCAGCGACACGAGCAGGGGAAAGGCCATCAAGTGATGCAGTCAGGTATTCATTCTGCAGGCTTGAAATACTTGCCGTCTGAGGCTCATTGATGACCTTGCTATCAATGGGTTTTCCCCATTGATCTACGATTTTTCCCATTACATCATTCTCCGAGATCCGCCGAAGTTGTCATCGCTACTACCTGACGGACGGCGGGGAATTGATTGGAAGCCCGACATGGCCCCGATGCTGCCACCACGGGTACTGGCTAGTTTCCACAGCAGATAGAGCGAACACAGGCCATCAAAGTGGTGGTTGGTTTGTTTTTCTGGCCAAGCATCTAACTCGGCTAGTAGCTGGGTCAGTGCTGGGTTAAACAGAATGCGAGGTTCAAAAGCATCGGTGACGTAAGGTTCAAGCCCATCAATACGCACCTCTTGATCAACGGTTTCCGTTAAACCAATCAGGGGTAGCGCTACACCTTTGCGAAGGCCATTGGTAACGAAGGTTTGACGGCTATGCTCGTAGGCGTTGTTATTCTCAAAGGCGATGGCCAGACAATTAAATTCACGCTGGAACTCAATCAAATCCGATTCCAGCTTTGACGGCACGCGACGTTTGATCACTGATGATTCGACATGCAGGCGTTGACGATCACGATCCCATGCCCCTGCGGTTAGTGCTGAAGGGTCAGACTTTTCGCCTTTGCCCATCGAAGGGTCACAGGCACCGAACATCACGAAATGATGCAAGCGCGAAACGTAGAACTGCACAGGCGCAAACACCTTATCTTCGTCACTACGTGGATCACCTTGCATTTCGGTACCGAACGCACGGGCATTTTTGGCACGTTGGCGCATCAGCCAAAACAAGCTACGGACTGCTGGCCACGATATTTCAGCGCCTGCATCCATGTCTGATTTGTGTTCCAGATAGAACAGGAAAGATGGCAGCTGCTTATCGGTCAGAACCTCGCCACGGTTGGCAGCTTCAACCTCGGCAGGCTTATCTTCATTGAGCATGATTTCCTGACACTCTGCCCATAGGTCCATATGATCTGGCAGACGCTCGATGGCGCGGAAATGATGCACCAAGTGACCGATTGCGGCCTTGGCCCGGCTGATCGGATCGTCCTTGTTCAAGATGGTACCGACACCAACGAACTTCACTGACCCATCGGGTGGCCCAAGGAAGTCGACTGCCTTCTCTAGCCATTCCCAGCGATCATTACGCATGGTTGGGCTTTTGGCTTCCTTGTCGGTGATCAGATCATCACCCAGCAACAGCTTAGGACGGCTTGCCCCGTGGAATGTCCCCCGGATCGCTTGCTCAGCGCCGAAGGCTTCCATCTTCACACCCGACTTGGTAGTGAACTCACCGATCTTCCAATTTTTGGTTGGGCCGCAAACTTCGGGGAAATCCAAGGCCAATGCCGCGTTAAAACACAGCTCGGCTTTAACGACTTCAAGCAGCTTGGTTGGGAGCTTAGTTTCAGCCCCCAGCATGGTGATGTAGTCGATAAAGTAAGGAAGTGGCGTAATCGCTGGCCAGCTAATTTCGTTACGGATGCTTTCCTTCTGTAGCAAGGCACGCACAGCGCAATAAACCGGGCCAACCTTCGTAGTCAGTGAAGACTTTGCTTCGCCTCGTGGGGCAATCCACCATTCCTTAGCGCCCCCTGGTTGATCCAGTAGCTGGGGGAAGCGGGTAAAGAAGTGCCTGTGAAAGTTTGATGCGGGTGGGCGAATGTGGTGCTTGAGGTATGTGTATGCGAAGAACTCAAAGTCACCATCCAATAAAACACGCTTCCGGCGTTCTGCTCGCGCAGCTGGTGACGGGTCTAGACCAATCGCAGCAGCTTCAGCTGAAGCACGGGCTGCACGGGATATTTCCTCTAACTCATCAAGGAAGTCTTTCTCTGAGGTCTGGTTACTGGCCATCGCTCTGCAACTCTTGTTGGAGCATCTTAGATAGATCTACGTGCGCCTTCTGGCAAAACGCTTCAAATCGACGCATAACCTCCTTGTCTTTTGGGGGCATCTGTTTTTTATAAAACTCAGCAAAACCATCCATTCCCTTAACGTTCTTTGTCATGCCTTGGGCCATTGAAACATGTGCGATAACGCTCAAAGCGTGATCTGTTGCAGCAGAAAACTTAGCCATATGCCCTCGCTAATTCTTGGCCAAACATTGGCAGCAACTCAGCAAACGCAGCTGCCTGCTGGGGATTGTTTTCTTGGATATAGGCGGACAGACGCTTGAGCACGTCCATTGCGATGCCCAGCTTATCGGCCTCTGGCATGAGGGTTTTTCCGCTGGCTCGGAGTTTGGCCACGGTGTCACCCAGTGTGGCCATCGCCTTAACGGCCTCGGTGGGCGGTATCTGCTTTTCTGGATCAGGATCGTTGAGAACGTCGATTAACGCTTCACACCGCATCAGGCCAGCGGCGATGATTCGGCCCATTGCCTGCTCAATGCCTCCACCGGCTACGATCAGACTGGCTGCCCGGAATTTGTCCCAATCATCCCCATCCTCACGGGCAGACCGAAACCAGTTACGAGCCGTGGCATAAGGCACACCGACCTTGTCGGCGGCAGCTTCAAGTGGCAAACCGCCTATGTAGGCGGTTCTCAATTCCATGCGCTTTTCGGGTGGATGAGCCATCAAAAAAGCTTTCTCAGTTGCTGGGCATGCTCACGCCCTTCAGCTGTAATCTGTACGAGGTCGCCATCATCTTCGTAACGAAGAGCACCAATGTCAGCAAGTACCCGCAGATCAGCTCGTACTTTGTCTAGCGTGACTGCAACCCCGTGCACTTCTTCAAGTTCAGTACGCAGAACGCGGGCAACCGAGTTCCCCCCGTGGTAGGCCAGAGTGCACAACAACGAGTTGCGGCGTCTTTTGTCTTGCTCAGTCATGGCTCAACCCTTTGTGTACGATGTGATTTTGGATAAGGCGTAGCGTGTCGCTTTGAGTCCTGTTTTCACCGATCAAGGTATTTAGTTTTTCGTCTGTTTTTTTGATCGTTTCATAAACCTTTGATAGATCGTCATGCGTTAAAGCAGCGTCTGAAGATGTCTGCAAAGCGATCATGTCTCGGTCTAAATCCTCAACACGCTTGGCGAGTTCTTTCATTTGGGATTGCGTTTTGTCACCGCGTTTTTCCAATACAGACCAGCCGATGTTGATCATCGTTGCCAGCAAATTGCCGACTAGTAGCATGCTGTTTGATTCCATTATTCGCTCATCCCCCAGTCCCACATTCCTGACCGCTCGATGTCGCGTTGGCACTCAATGCAAGTCGTCACTCCAGGAAGCGCAGCTCGGCGTTCATCGCCGATAGGCTCCCCGCACATAGCGCAGTCAATGGCGCTATCACCTGCCATTGGCTGTGCCTTACGGGAATGTTCGGCCAGTGCGTCCTGGCGCATTTCTAGTTCACGCTCTTGGGCGCGATCAAAAACATCGGTCACCGTTTAGCCTCCCCCGCGAAGTAGTCTGCTATTGCTTGGATGCGACCTCGGCAGGATTCGTAGGCTTGCTGGGTGTTATTGATCCAGATCCCGACATCGGTATCGGTGGCAAAGGCGGTATCGGTTGATACAGGCTGGCTGGTGGCTTCGGGCATGGGTAAAGGCTGGTTTGTGCTGGTGCTGTTGAGCACCCGAACAGCAGCACTACCGAGGCAACGACTGCCAGTAGTAAGGCGACGGAGTTCACGATCTTTTTCCTGGGTAAGTTGTAGAAAAACCTGTTCGCGGTTTTGAAGCGCAGCCAATGCGATATCCGCACGTTGATTGGCTTCGTCCAGCCGCTTTACTGACTGCTCAGATGCAACTCTTTGGCTGTTCGCGTAAGTAGATTTGAGCGTGCTGATTTGTGCTTCACTGCGCCAACTCTCAGCAGTCCAGCCGGTGATAAAACCCAGCGCCGCTAATAAGATCAGGCCGGCATCCTTGATTCCGTCTTTGATGGTTTGGGGGATCATTTATGGCTCTCCCCAAGGCAATCTGCAGCAGTCTTTTGGCGACGAACCCACAAGCCGCCACACAGGGCTTTATTGGCCGGAAGGCTGCAATCGCTCCCTTGGTAGTAGCGCCAATTTAGGACGGCGTTGCAGGCTCCGGTGTAGTCGTAGGCATTGACCTTTTTGACCAACGTTGAGCCACAAAAGGCACCAGCGCCAATGTTGTAGGACAGGTCCACGTAGGCATCGTATTCATGCTGGTGCAGTGGCACCTTGATGCACTTCTTTAACGCGCCCTCAAACTTTTCAACGTCTGTTAACGCTCTGGCCAGTGCTTTGGGGGGAGTGATGCGATCACCGAGTTTGACGCCATCGGTAGAACCAAAGCCGATAGTTGCAACATCGCCGGCAACGGGAATGATGGCCTTGTCTGAGTAGCCTTCGTTTAGCGCGATGCCAACGAGGCCAGCCGCTGATAAAAACAGGGCTGCAACGCCAAGGCGGGGGGAGGAGTTTTCTGTATCAATGCTCATGCCGGAAGGTTACCGGCATGGCTTACAGGTCAATCAGGGGAAGGAGTTCGGCGGGTACAAAGAAGAAGCCCCGCGTTTGCGGGGCTAGAAGCTAATCGTTTTCCGATTTTTCCAGAACCGAGGGAACTGGTGGTAGTTTGGTAACTCCGCACTTATTTAGATGTTGTGACTCCAACAAAAAATAAGTATTTGCCATTAGGTATGGATCAAAGACAGTTTTTTTCTTGCCTTGATGCAGCGCCTTCGACATGTGCATTACATAGTCACCATCCTGTGCCTCTGGAAACTCAAATTCCACATTATCAAGTTTGGAAATCTCGTTTGGGAGGCTTTGAAGTCGCTCCTCAACCACGTGCATAATTAGGTTGATAGACGAATAAATTGCGAGTTGCTCATTTGCCATCCTTGACCCTGCGTCGGGTTTCGCAGCCTGTGGCTTGAATGGCCTTGCAGTGCAAATTGACCAAGTTAGAGCTGTCGCAATCTTGTGCCTATCAATTCGGTGTTCTGCCAAATCTTCTTCCAACCCCATATCCACACGAATTTTTTTACGGGTAG